TCCTTGAGTTCGTCATCCGTTAATGAAATATTATATTTTTTTGGTCTTGCCATCTAAAATCACCGCCGTTTCTTTTTAGTATATCATGAAACGGTTTGTCAGACCATAAAATTAATTAAATATCAATGATACAGTATACTAGTTACCCGACCTATATGGTCCTAAAAAAAACAAGATTGGTTTTGTAGAATGTATACATAGTCAACAACGGAAGAAGAGCACTTAGACATGACTAATAAGATTAATGGACAAGTGATTTAAAGAGAGTGTTGGCTTGAACATTGATAAATTGAATAGGACACGCATATATCTGATTTTATTTTCGCCTTTATCCGTAATGTCTTTAGCAGACGGATAGGGGTGGCAGAAACCCATTTCGTGCGACGAAGCTCCTCAATGCAGATTGCCTTACAGATTCATTTTGTGGTTCTGTTGGTTTTGTATTGTGCCTGTGAAGGTTCTAAGCAGAGGTTTGTGCCTACCGGAGATAATGAGGTAAAACAGCACCGGAATTTCAGCGAAATGCATTTTCCGGGAGTGGCTCCCTGTAGCTTCCGTCTGGATGGGCATGATGGAAATGCAGTGTGGGATGAAGCCGTCCCAATGTATGTTACCCGGCTGGGGGACCTGATTGAGAAATCAGCTCAAAGAAATCTTTTTTGATTTTTACGGATAATGTGGCATTCGTGCCATGTTGTCCTTTGAGATAAGGAAGCTGACACAGACATTGTTATATGAAGGGCAGCTTTCTTATTTCAGAGGATAACTGCCGGCGTAATCTCTGTAAAAATCTATGAAAGAGCAGGTACAAGAAATATGTGCAATATAGGAATTGTATTAGGAGACGCCGGGGTTAAAATGCCTACGGCTATTTTATTTATGAACTCCAACAAGTCGGAGCGTAATATCCGTAAGAAGGTTGCAAAGACCAGAGAGAAATGTATGTCACACGGAATTGTCTTAGGGCATGATGTGGTAATCAACAAAGGTCCTGACAGAGACATTGACCGTGGTGCAGTCAATATGCTTATCACATTTCTTCTTGACGGAGAATATCAGATGATTGTGGTGGACAAGCTCACAGACCTTACATCTGATTTATCCGACTTGGAGGAGTTCTTAAATGATGCGGCTGCAATTGGTGTGAGTGTGTTTGAACTTTCTACCATGCAGGTCAGACATCATGTGTATATGGAAGGCTGCCCGGATTGTTCCGCTATCGGTAAAATCATAAATCTGAGGTCTTGATATGAAGATCAGACGAGGAGACATATTATATGTTGATTTAGGTGTGCAGTATCAGGGAAGCATTCAGGGCAGTATGCGTCCTGTGGTGGTAGTAAGTAATAATATGGCGAACAAGCACAGCACCGTCATAACGGTTGTTCCCTTATCCACCAAAATCAACAAAAAGAGAAATCTTCCCACTCATGTATTTGTCTCAGCCTATAAGTCTGAGGGATTGGAACAGCACAGTATCGCACTCTGCGAACAGGTGACAGCCCTTGATTATGGCAGAATCATTGAGAACATGGGTAAGGTTGATAAAGATACCCTTGCCAGAATCACCGAAGCTGTGCAGGTGCAGGTCGGGGTATTTGATAAGTATAACTAACTAATTATCAGGAAGATTTAGCAGAGCCGGGCGGGAGCGTCCGGCTTTTACATATCTGCCGTAGGGCAGGAATGTCATTTATATAGAAGTAATATGAATGAATTATAAGCAGATTTGAAGTCATAGGACAATCTGTGGTGGAAATAAAATAGGAAAGAGCAGGTGTATTGAGGTTTGGATATGGATTTAACATTAGAGGAGTTAAAGAGTATGCAGTCTATGAATATCATGAATTTAAAGCGGGAAGAACTTGCCAATGCAGAAGATATTGAGATTGATACAACAAAGTGTGTGGAGAGTCGGATTAAATCCTATGTGGAACAGACGGGAAATCCTTTTGCTCAGAATGTTGGAGGATATATTTTACAGATTGGTTTTATGGAAGGAACTACAGATTTGATTGATGACCGTATGATTTTGCTGACTAAGCGTAAAACACTAATTACGGTTTAAAAGGAAATGTCTCTTTACAAGGAAAGAAAGTTATGTTAACCTGAAAACAGGATTATTTCAGTGGGAATCCTGATTGCAGGTTACAATGCCTCGTAGGACGGGTTTTGCTAACAATATTTAATCAGGAGGAACGCAGATGAAAGCAAAAGAGTTTTATAATGTAGCCATTTATCTCCGTTTAAGTCGTGATGATGAAGATATTGATGGCAACAAAGCAGAAAGCAACAGTATCAGTTCACAAAGAGACATGATTCGCAGTTTTATCAGAAAGCAGGACAACATGGAAATCTACGATATATATGTAGACGATGGTTGGTCTGGTGCAAATTTCGACAGACCAGAGTTTAAGCGAATGATGAAAGACATTGAAGCTGGTAATGTTGACTGTGTAATTGTAAAAGACTTATCCAGATTAGGACGAGATTATATTGAAGCCGGGCGGTTGATTCAAAAGACTTTCCCGGCTTTTTCTGTGCGTTTTATCGCATTGACAGACCAGTTTGATTCCCTGACAGCAGATTATAATGAGACTTCATTGGTAGTACCTGTAAAAAACTTTGTCAATGATTCATATTCCAGAGATATATCCGGCAAAGTCAGAAGTCATCAGAAAGTTAAGAGGGAAAATGGAGATTTCATTGGTGCTTTTGCAGTTTATGGGTATAAGAAAAGTGAGGATAACCGGAATTTGCTTGTGCCGGATGATTATGCAGCCGATATTGTCCGTAAAATATTTGCATGGAAAATAGAGGGGTACAGCAATTTTGCAATCGCTGAATTGTTGGATGATTTAGGGATACTTTCTCCGATGGAATATAAAAAGATGCAGGGTGAGAAGTTCCAGACGGGGTTTGTGACCGGAGTGAAAACAAAATGGTCGGCAGTTGCAGTAAAGAGGATTCTGACAAATGAGAATTACACCGGAATCTTAGTACAGGGAAAAGAAGAAAAGGTAAATTATAAGGTTAAGAAATCAGTAATGAAGCCGGAAGAAGAATGGACGAAGGTGCAGGAAGCACACGAAGCTATTATTTCCATGGAAGATTTTGAGATTGTGCAGGATTTATTAAAGATAGATACTCGTGCCGGAGCAGGAGAGAAGAAATCCCATATCTATGCGGGCATTTTGTTCTGTGGGGATTGTATGGAGCCAATGATACGCAGGGTAAACCGATACAAAGGAAAAGAAACCGTTTCCTTTATCTGTTCCACAAAAAATAAGAGTGGAGAATGTAGCAGGCATACTATTTCCGAATCGGATTTGAATCATCTGGTATTAACCGGACTTAGACAGCAGGTATCATTGTTTCTGAATAAAAGTAAAGTTCTGAATGCCATTGAACAGATGGAGATAAATTTTGAAGAAGTTGCAGCTTTTGATAAGGAAATCGAAAGGCTGCATAGCGAGCAGGACAAATATTTAACGCTCAGAGCAGGTCTGTATGAGGATTTGAAAAAGCAGATTATTTCAGAGGAAGATTTTAAGAATTTCAGAGAAATATATGAGCAGCGTTATCAGGAACTTCAGCAGGCTATCCATAATCAGGAGGAAACCATAAAGAAGCTCTTTAAGTCGGGAGTTACTGCCGGTATCAATCTGGAGCGGATGAAAAATGTCATGCAGATAACGGAACTTGACAGAGTTACTTTGATTTCCTTTGTGAAGCGTATCCTTGTATATGAGGATAAAAGAGTATATTTAGAACTTCGGTATAAGGAATTGTTTTCAAAGGTGGTTATGCTTGCCGATTATGTGGAAGTAGGTCATAGACTTAGAGGGGAGGCGGTGTAAATGGCTAGAACCTCTAAGAAAAATAAGGAAAGAGCAGGTTTGAGCGTAAATGTAAAGCCTTCAAAAATGTATTCTGTTGGCATATATGCCCGTTTATCGGTGGATGCAAATGAAAGAAAAAATGAGTCTATTGAAACGCAGATAGAAATAGCAAAGGCATTTATCAGCAGGCAGAAGGATATGGTGATATTTGACTGTTATACAGATGTTGGAAAAACCGGAACCAATTTTGAGAGGGAAGGTTTTGAACGCATGATGCGTGATGTAAGAACGCGAAAAATAGACTGCATCATTGTAAAAGATTTATCCAGATTTGGCAGAAATCATATTGAAACAGGAAACTATATCGAAAAGATATTTCCGTTTATGGGTGTGCGTTTCATTGCTGTTACAGATAACTTTGACAGCATGAATGTATCCGGACAGAATGAAACTTTGGGTGTAAATCTGAAAAACCTTGTAAATGAAATGTATGCAAAGGACATTGCGGTAAAGGTAAAATCCAGCAGGCAGGCAAAGTGGGAGCAGGGCAGTTATACCGGTGGTGTAGCACCCTATGGATACAGAGCTGAATGGATTGGAGATAAAAAGTGTCTTTTCATTGAGGAGACAACATCGGATATTGTGAAAAAGATATTTGATTTATTTCTTTCCGGTAAGAATATGAAAGAAATTGTTATATGGCTTTACGAAGAACGCATTGTCAGACCTATGGAATATCATAAGACGGGGCAGATTTATTGTCCGGCTGGAGGAAAGCTTCAGCAGTGGTCAAGAGGAACGGTTAAAATGATTTTAACAAATCCGGTATATATAGGCTGTCTCGTACAAGGGAGAACCTGTGGGAAAGACTATATGATGCGGGACAGACACGATATTGATTCCGAAGATTGGTCAGTAAAAGAACATACACATGAGGCGATCATCAGTGAGGATATGTTTTTCGAGGCTGCCGGAAAGTTTGAGAAATCTTCCGTATACTGCAACAAGAATGGATATTCCAAAAGGATTCCGGTAGATGAGGACATATTTGCAGATGTTCTTTATTGTGGTGACTGTGGTTCGAAAATGAAAAGAATAAGTGCTGTAAAAGTATTTAGTACGAATGATCGTGTTCGGACATACAGCTATAATTGTTCTAAAACGGACCGTATTGATGAGGATAAGTGTGTTTCCAAAAGCATAACCCTAAATGCTTTAACGAGTATTGTAAAGCAGGCAATTAGACAGGAGTTTTCATTGTCAGCAATGCGTCCAAAAGATATAGTGGAAAGCAATGTCAGGGAAGCGGAAAGTCTAAAAAAAGAATGGGAAACAGAACTTCTTGAGTTGGAGCGAAGAATTGATAATATCACAAAGCTTGGAAGCGAGCAATATTTAAAGTATCGCTTGGGAGAAATAAATGCAGATAATTTTAAACGCATGAAAGAGGAGAACAGCAAAAAGATTGCAGCATATCAAAAGAAGCGGACTGATATTACGGAAAGACTTAGGACAATAGATTATGAAACTGTTCAGAAAAACCATTTTCTGCGTACTTTGGTAAAAGGAAATGAAAAAACAGAGCTGACAGCAGAAGTAATCAGAACTTTGATTAATAGAATAGAGATTTATCAGGATCATCGGGTAAAGGTTATATTTGCTTTTAAGAGAAACGAGATTCAGTTAGCAGGAAAGGAGGTCATTTAGGATGGAAAGGTATCAGATTGCGATTTATATTCGATTGTCAAAAGAAGATGATAAATTTAAGGAAGAAAGCAATAGTATTACAATGCAGAGAATCCTTTTGCAAAGGTATGTGGCAGAGAACTTTTCGGACTATGATCTTCTTGAATTTTGTGATGATGGATATACCGGAACAAATTTTGAACGTCCGGGAATGCAGGAAATGTTGGAATTGGTAAGAGATTCTAAAATTAACTGCATTGTTGTAAAGGATTTTTCAAGATTTGCAAGAGATTATATCGAGTTAGGCTCTTATCTGGAGCAGATATTTCCGTTTATGGGTGTCCGGTTTATTTCTGTCAATGACAATTATGACAGCAAGAATTATCAGGGAAGTATTGCAGATATTGATGTGAATTTCAAAAACCTGCTCTATGATTTATATAGTAAGGATTTGTCACAGAAGGTTCGTTCTTCTCTTGCAGTCAGAAAAGAGAAAGGACAGTATGTAAGTGGAAATTGTCCTTTGGGTTACGAAAAAGCCCCAGAGGACAGACACGCTTTGTTGATTGCAGAGGATGAGGCAGAGGTGGTCAGACGCATTTTCTCTTTAACTGTGGAAGGGTACACATCCGTAGAAATAGCAAGATTATTCAACAAAACACAGGTGAAAACACCGATTGAATTTAAAATTGCGAAGGGCAAGACCAGCAGAGAGCCAAAGGGCGACAGATTTATGTGGAGCAGCAGTACGATATGCCAGATATTAAGAAACGAAATTTATATTGGAAATATCGTACAGAAGAAATACACAAAGGATTTTGTTGGAGGTAAAAATCACTTAAATCCCCGTGAGGATTGGCTGGTTACTTATAACCACCATGAGCCTATCATAGAAAAGCATATATTTGAACAGGTGCAGGAAGGTCGTGGATTAAAGAGAAATCCACAGTATCATTCGACACATCCGCTTGTTGGTAAGCTGATCTGTGGGTGCTGTAAAAAGAATTTGCGTTATCGGAGAGGGCTCAATCCATATTTCACTTGTCATAACCGTTACTCTAATATGTTGGAAAATTGCGTGGAAAATGTCAATGCAATGTTTTTGGAGCAGTATGTCTTGTTTATGATACAGGATAAATTACAGGCAGATGGGGAACTTGAAAAGTTACGAACAGAAGAAATACAACGGTTAGACGGAGAAATTAAGGAACTAAAGGAGAGACGACAGCTATTAAATGGCAGGATACAAAGATTGAAACAGCAGAACTTTGAAGCATACCAGAATTACGCTTTAGGAAAGACTGACGGTTTTCAGGCAGATAATATAATGGTAAAATCAGTAGAGAAAGAATTGGAAGACTTAAATGAGACTGTTCGGCAGATGGAAGCAGCTTATGTTAAGATGGAATGTGACAGAGACGCTTTAAGTGTTGGAAATGAATTTGCGGTATTGTCAAAAGAGATGCTAGACCATTATATCGAAAAGATTATTGTTTATGATGAACAGAATATTGAGATATGCTGGAAAGAAAAAATAAGAGTGGCATAGTTATTTGTTTTGATTTTGCACTTATTCAACATTCAATGAATGATATTCTGACATTGGTTTAACAGCAGGTATCGGTTTTGAGGAAAAAAGCGGTAAAAACCTTGAAAAAAGGTCAAAAAAATTGTTTGCAACTACTTGACAGGAGAGGGTATTGTTGCACATCCGGATTTTGAGGACAGAATCATATATTTTCATGATTTTTGTAATGGAAGAAAGGAAATGTATGATGATAATGGTCACGGCACCCATGTTTCGGGGATTATTGCGGGAAACGGAAAAATGTCTGA